ATCTTGATGTAATGGGGTTTTATAATATTCTTCTGATTTTGCTAGTTTTGGGTGGTTGAAAAATAGGACTGGGCGAGTACACATAAATGGCCAATCAATTCCTAATTGTTGTAATTGGTTTAGTTATGAGAATTGTTTTGAAAATTTATTATGTACTCTTATAAATTTAGAAAATCCTAATATAGAACTTCATATAATATATGATGAAACTAGAGGAAAAATAGAACAAAATTGGATTAGTAAATTTAAATCATTACGTTCAGTAGTTGATCACCCTTACGTTTTTCACGAAATTAAAGGTGGTTCAATGTTTGCAGCAGCCAAAGAAATGTATAAAATAGCTAAAGAATTATCTGAGGATATGAAAGATGGAGATTTATTCTATTTCTTAGAAAATGATTATTTACATGTTGATGGATGGGTTGATAAAATAAAAGAATTATTTAAAACATATAATAATTTAGATGGAGGGTATGTAAGTCTCTATGATCATCCTGACAAATACGAACAACAAATATACCCAGACCTATTCTGTCAATTATTAGTAACTAATACCCATCATTGGAGAAATACACCTTCAACTTGTGGTTCATATGTAGTTAATAAAAAAACATTTTTAGAAGATTATGATGTTTTGACAGGAGTAGAAGGAGACCATAATAAATGGACTTATCTTTCACAAACAAAACAAAGATTTATATTATCCCCTATCCCAAGTTTATCAACTCATTGTATGGAAGGATTATTATCACCTACAATAGATTGGAAAAAAATTAATAATTAAAAATATAAAAATGGAAAAAACAATAACAAGTTATCAAGAATTAATAAATGATTTAGTAGATAATACTATAACTATGGTTACTCCTGAATCATTTCAAACCCCTTATATAAATTTTGAAACTATAAATAATTTAGAAGGAGATATAGTAGAATGTGGTGTGTGGAGAGGTGGATATTCAATATTTTTAAGTCATTTATTTCAAGATAAAAATATATGGGTTTGTGATTCATTTGAAGGATTTCAACCATTAAACAAAGCAAAATATAGTTACGATAAAGAAAGACATGATGCTTCTTACACTCATAACAGTGTAGGACCTATTGGTATTAGTTTAGAAGAAGTTAAAACTCATTTTACAAATTATGGATTAGGAGATCAAGATAGAATTAAATTCCTTAAAGGATTTGTTAAAGAAACATTACCAAATTCAGGAATAGAAAAAATATCTTTATTAAGAATAGATGTTGATGCTTATTCAGCTACCTTAGAAACCTTAGATGAATTATATCCTAAAGTAGTAAAAGGAGGATTTATTATATTTGATGATGCTCCATTATATGAAGCTTCAACTGCGATGTTAGATTATTTTAAGAGAGAAAATATTCAACCTAAAGTAAGACATAGAATTACAGGAGAAATTTTTGATTGTACTTATGATAATTTTGTAGAACAAATGAGTTATAAAGGTTTAATGACTGCTGGTTGTTACTTAATAAAAGAATAATGAATAGAATATCAGTAGTAATACCTACATATAAAAGTCCAGATGCTCTTGATCTCTGTCTTAGATCACTAATAGAAGGTCAAGCTAATAAAAACCAACTATTAGTAGTGGTTGATGGTCATTATGATTTAAATAAAGATGTTCTAGAAAAATATAAAGAACACATTGATATATTGGATCTTCCTGAAAATCAGGGATTGTGTCGAGCAACCAATTTAGGCGTTTATAATACGTTATATGACCGTATATTAATACTTAATGATGATAATGTTGCTTGTGAATTTTGGGATGAAAAATTAAATAAACATTATGATAGAAATCCTAACTCTGTTATATCTCCAAACCAAGTAGAACCTACACCTAGTATGTTTTCTCAATTTAGGATTTATGATTTGGGGAGAGATCCTAAAACATTTGATCTAAACAAATTTAATAGTTATTTGAAATCGTATTCTAACCCTGTTAGAACATTAGATAATACAGGTTCAACATTACCTATTTTTATGTCCAAAACTGATTATCTTAGGGTTGGAGGATGGGATGAAAATTATGAATTAGGTCTTGTGAGTGATTGGGACTTTTTTCTAAAATGCCAATTATCAGGTTTAAAGATGTTAAGACTTTATACTTGTAGTTTTTATCATTTCACCTCACTTTCAGTTAATGGTGAAAAAAGAAAACAAGCTGAAATAAATGCTCATGAATACGCAAAATACAAATGGGGAACCTATATAAAACATGACCCAACCACAAATTTAAAATATTTATAGAAAAGCTTGTTTCTTAAAATAAAAATTTATATATTTACCTTATGGAAGATAAAACTATTACTACACATACACCTCTCACAATAATTTTAAAATTTGATGAACCTGAAGAAATTAAAAATCTTTATGAAAGTGAAGAATTTAAAACATTAATCTATGTAGAAACAGAAAAAGCATTAGATTTTATAGTTAAAAATAAACCTGAAAAAATAGATTTATTTAAATTATCTAATATTGGTTTAATGGTTTCTATTCCTAAAGAAGGTTATGGTGATTTATTTGACAAAGTAACAGAATACTATTCTGGAAAAGATAATTTTGAGAAATGTATTGAATTAAATAAATTAAAAGAATTATTATGAAATCATTTATTCAGATAAATAGAATGGTTGCCGATCAAGGATATGGTAGATTTTTATCTTACTTATTAGTTAATAAAGCCTTAGAAGTAAAAATAGAATCACCTAATACTTTAGTAGAACATTTAGAAGTAGAATTTAAATAAATTAATTATGAAAACATTTGGATATTATTCAACATCAGATCCCACTGAGGAAATCATTACTAAAAAACAATTTAGATGTTGGGCTGAAGCATTAATGTATTGGTGTGAACTAAAACAATTAAACCCAGGTGTTTTTACAGAATTATTTACTATAAAAGAAATTAAATGAGCGCCAAAACAGAAATAAAAAATTTATTTTCTAAAATGTTAAGTCCAAAAATAGAACTTAATTCAACAGAATTAGTTTATGATGGAGAAGATATTGAAAAAGAATTATTCATCCAAATAATTGAGAGTTGGGGAAATGCTTGGAAACAACAAAATACCTTATTCAACAAATATGGAATTGATTTGTCAGGATATGATAACCTATTATATAGTTCAATTGAAAAATCAATGATTTTATTATTTGGACATACAAAATGGCAAATTATTAATTCTTATGTTTACAGTAGTCTCAATTTAGAAGAAGATAAATTAAAAATCGCTGTCGCTATAGACTTTGATTTATTTTGGAATATTTACAATAAAAAAGTTGATAAGGAAAAATGTTTAAAAGTTTGGAGAAAGATAAGGGTTGAAGAAATACCATTTATTTTGGAAAAAGCAAAATTGTATATTAAATCAAATACAGATATTCAATATCGTAAAAATCCATTAACTTGGTTAAATGGCAAATGTTGGAACGATGAGATTTCAGCACCTGAAAAGAAAATTGTTTATGCATCTCACAATAGAATAATAGACTGATGTACAAGAGACTTGAAAACGTAAAGACCGAATTAGACAATTTCAGAGTAAATGGAGTTGAAAGAGGAAAGGATATAGGTTGGAGTTGGGAACAATTACCACTAACTATAAAACTAAAATGTACAACGTTTATTGGAGCAGCACCTGCAAGCGGAAAAACAGAATGGTGGTTTGAAATATTAATCAACTTAAGCTGTTTGCACAATTGGAACCACGTTATTTATTCTCCTGAGACTGGCGACTCAAAAGATATATTTTCAGAACTTTGTCATAAATACATAGGTAAAAAATATGTTAACGGTGAAAATTCTATGAATGAATCGGAAAGAACACGTGCAGAATACTTTATTAATGAACATTTTATCGTAATTGACCCAATTGACGAGGATTTAACAGTAAACAAATTCTATGAAATTGTTGATAACATTGAAAATGATTTGAATATGACTATCCACACAACAACGATTGACCCTTGGAACGAATTAACAGAGCAATTTGAGCCTAATGATTTAGGGAGAGAGGATAAATATTTGAGTAGAATTTTAGGATTTGCACGAAAAAACGCACGCAAAAAGAACCGACATAATTGTATTATAACACACGTTAGAGACCAAATGCCAGTAACAAAAGACGGAGTAACATATTATCCACCACCAAGTGCGCGAGATTTAGCAGGCGGTCAAGTATGGTTTAGGAAAGGTCTTTTAATGATTACGCTTTGGAGACCTCCAGCTGGAGTTGCTGAAGACGAAAGCGGATATTATGCGGAAAATGAATTGCATATTAGAATTGCTAAATCGAAACCAAAAGGAGTATCAAAAAACGGAACTTACAAAATGTTTCTTAATATTGACAAATATCAGTATTATGTAAAAGATTATT